ACTAGGGAGCTAACATGGCCGTGGATGACAACGCAGCCATGCTGCTGAAACGCTTTGGCAGCCTGGAAAACCAGCGCCAAACCTGGGAAAGCCACTGGCAAGAGATTGCTGATTACGTCGTGCCGCGCAAGGCAGACGTGACAAAGGTCAGATCTCCTGGTGACAAGCGCTCCGAGCTGATCTTCGACGGCACCGCCATCCATGCGGCCGAGCTGCTCAGCGCCTCGCTGCACGGGATGCTGACCAACGCCTCGACCAGCTGGTTCTCACTGAGCTTTGGTGACCGCGAGCTCGATGGCGATGACGAAGCCAGGGAGTGGCTGCAGTCTGTCGAAGACGTGATGTATAACAGCTTCAATCGCTCCAACTTCCAGGAGCAGATCCACGAGCTGTATCACGATCTGATTACATTCGGCACGGCCGTCATGTTCGTTGAGGCAGATGATGATTTCTCTCTGCGCTTTTCGACCAGGCACATATCCGAGTGCTATCTTTCAGAAGACCAGAATGGCCGCGTCGATACCGTCTATCGCAAGTTCAAGATGCCGGCGAGGGCCGTGATGGCGCGCTTTGGCGCTGAGAACGTCAGCCCGAAGATGCTGAAAAAAGCCGACACAGATCCTTATCAGATGATGACCCTGATCCACGCCGTCTATAAGCGCGACGAGCGGGACGTGACCAAGGTGGACAGCCAGAACAAGCCTATCGCGTCGGTCTATCTGGATCCCGAGGAGAAGATCATCATCAGCGAAGGGGGCTTTGATGAGTTCCCATATATGGCACCCAGGTTCCTCAAGAGCTCTTTCGAGATCGGATACGGCCGCAGCCCGAGCATGACAGCCCTGGCTGACATCAAGATGCTGAACAAGATGTCCGAGGTGACGATCCGCGCTGCACAGAAACAGGTGGATCCGCCGCTCCTGGTGCCAGACGACGGCTTCATCCTGCCGGTCAGGACCGTGCCAGGCGGCCTCAATTTCTATCGCAGCGGGACACGCGACCGCATCGAACCACTAAATATAGGGGCTAATAACCCTCTGGGCCTCAACATGGAGGAACAGCGCCGCCAGGCAATAAGGGCAGCCTTCTATGTCGATCAGCTGATCCTGGGCCAGGGACCGCAGATGACCGCCACCGAGGTTGTGCAGCGGACAGAAGAGAAGATGCGCCTCCTGGGCCCGGTCATGGGCCGGATGCAAGCCGAGCTGCTGCAGCCGCTTATCAGCAGGACCTACAACATCCTGGCCAGAAACAAGGCCTTTGCGCCGGCACCGGAGTTCATGCGCGACAGAAACATCGAGATCGAATATGTGAGCCCACTGGCCAAAGCACAGCGCCAGGGCGACATCCAGGCGCTGACCAGGCTGCTCGAGCTAATGATGCCGCTCACCCAGATTGACCCGTCCATCATGGACTACATCGACACAGACGGCGTCTCGAAGCACATCATCAAGGTGCTCGGCATCCCGGCAACAGCCATCAAGGGCGACCAGCAAGTTACCCAGGAACGCCAGCAGCGCGCCCAGGCACAGCAAGCCCAGGCTCAGCAGCAGCAGCTGACCGAGCAAGCCCAGGCAGCTGGGGCAGCGGCGCCGTTTATTGAGGCGACCAAGCAATGACGCCGGAAGATACCAGGGAGCTCTACAAGGAGGTCTTCACGTCAGTTCAAGGGGAGCGGATCCTCGAGGATCTGGGCGTGAGGTTTTGTGAACATTCTTCAACCTTCTCTGTAGATCCCAACGAAACAGCCTACCGTGAGGGGCAGCGCACGGTGGTTCTGTTCATCAAGTCGATGCTGCGCGACCATAAACAGCTAGAGGAAATGGCACAGAATGAGTGAAGAACAGGTAGCGGAGGTCTCCACCGAGGAGGTAGCCCCGTCTGGCACCAGCGAAGACTGGCGCTCAATGATCCCCGAGGAGATCCGGGATCACAAATCACTTTTAACCATCCAGGATGTTGGTAGCCTGGCGAAGGGCTTTGTCCACGCACAATCCATGATCGGCGCTGACAAGATTGCGCTTCCAGGTAAATCGTCCACTGCTGACGATTGGAACGCCGTCTACAGCAAGCTCGGGCGTCCAGAGGACCCTAGCGGCTACCAGATCAACTACACCCCTCCAGAGGGCGTCCAGCCGGACGACGGGGTGGTTCAGTGGTTTATGGGCGTGGCCCATGAGGCCGGGCTCAACAACGCCCAGGCGCAGACGATCATGGACGCTTATGGCGGACGGCTCGGCGAGCTCGTCGGACAGGACCAGGCACATAGCGAGCAGATCCAGGCAGACACAGAGCTCGAGCTCAAGCGCGAGTGGGGCGAGGCCTATGACGATCAGCTGGGCCTGGCCAACGCAGCGCTCGAGACTTTCGGTGAGCTTGACTTTGCAGAGACACCCATGCCGGACGGCACGATGCTGGGCGACAACCCGTCCTTCATCCGATTCCTGGCAAACATCGGATCTTTCATCCATGAGAAAGTGTCGGAGGACACGCTCGAAGGGGTGAAGATGACAGGCGGACAGACGCCTGACGAAATGCGTGAAGAGCTGGCTCAGCTGCGCGCACCTGGCACCCCGTACTGGGACAACAGGCATCCAGAGCACGACTTCCAGGTGAGGAGGGCTTACGAGATCGAAGAGAAGATCGCAGCCATCTCTGCCTAGTCTGTAACGCAGGACAAGCTCCGGCCCCTGCAAACACAGACACAAAAACCAGGACAAGCCCCAGGCCCCTGGCGGACGCAGCCGTAAACTGTACGAACCTTTCGTCCGGCGGTCGCCGGGTAGCGAGCAATCAAAACGCTAGTGTGAAAGGAGAGCAACATGAGTGCTCAAATCACCACCGCGTTTTCCCAGCAGTTTTCGACCAACGTCCAGCTCCTGTCTCAGCAGCGTGGCTCCATTCTTCGGGGCGGCGTATCTGAGGAGAGCGTCACGGGCGAAAAGGCTTTCTTCGACCAGGTCGGAGCAGCCGCTGCTGTGAAGCGCACCTCGCGCCACGGGGACACCCCCGTCGTCGAGACCCCCCATTCGAGACGAATGGTCACGATGGATTCGTATGAATGGGCTGACTTGATCGATGATGCTGACAAGGTCCGCATGTTGATCGATCCGACATCAACCTATGCTCAGGCAGCTGCTGCTGCAATGGGCCGGGCGATGGATGATGCCATCATCACCGCCGCAACAGGAACCGCCAAGACAGGCAAGTCCGGTTCGACCAGCACCTCGATGCTGTCCGCAAACCAGATTGCCAACGGCTCGGCTGACCTGACCGTGGCAAAGCTGATCCAGGCAAAGAAGATCCTCGACAATGGTTCGGTGGATCCTTCGATCCCTCGGCATATCGCCGTCGGGCCTGATCAAATCGAGGCGCTGTTGAACACCACCTCTGTAACCAGCTCTGACTTCAATACGGTCAAGGCTCTGGTCCAGGGTGAGATCAACACGTTCATGGGCTTCCAGTTCCACATGAGCACACGCCTCGCAAAGTCCGGCAACATCCGCACATGCTTTGCATGGGCCGAGGACGGCATCAAGCTGGCCGTCGGCAAGGATGTCATGTCACGCATCGATGAGCGCTCCGACAAGAGCTACTCCACGCAGGTTTACTACTGCGCGACATTCGGGGCGACCCGTATGGAGGAAGCTAAGGTTGTGCAGATCGATTGTGACGAGAGCGCATAGGGAGGGCATGAGACATGGCTACTGTATATAGCACGCAGCAAACCACGCTGACTCAAGACGACCCTTCTGATTTCGTGAAAGCCAACGAGCTAGGCGGTGAAGTCCGCGTTGCTCACGGCACCTACGAGGCTTCGAGCCTGGCATCTGGCGACGTGATCGAAATGTTCACCCTGCCTGATGGCGCTCGCATCCTCCAGGGCCAGCTGGCTCACGATGCGTTGGGATCGTCAACCACCTTGTCTGTCGGCTTCGCAGCCCACACCAAGGCGGATGGCACCGCCGTCTCGGCATCTGCAGCTGCCTACAAGGCCGCAGCCGCTTCGACATCGGCACAGATCGTGGACATTGCTGCCACGCTCGCGCTGCTGAATGGCGAAGAGGTCGATGCTGACGAGAATGGCAAGACCGTCACGGTCACTATGGGCGGCGCCGCTGGCACCGGCTCCATCGCCGTGACGATGCTCTACGTCATCAGCTAACGACGAGGGGGCAGCTCAGGCTGCCCCCTTCTTTCATAGGGGCTTGGAATGGCATCAGTCGTCGATATCTGTAACTCAGCGCTGAACCAGATCGGTGCGTCGAACATCATCAGCCTGACTGAAGACAGCAAGGCTGCGCGGATCTGCAACCAGCGTTATGATTTTATCCGCGACTATGTGTTTCGAGCTCACCCCTGGAACAGCCTGATCCAGCGCACCACCCTGGCAGCAGACACAGCCACGCCGGCTTTCGAGTTCGCAAAACAGTTTTCATTGC